TATTGATAGTTCTATTGACTGGATGAAATCATTCAGATTTATAGCATCTTTACACGTCTCATTTAAGAACACATTTAAGTTGAACTTGTTGTTCGTTGTATTGTTAGTATTATTAGTGTTATTAATTGTAGTATTTCCAGCGTTCTTTGATAACTCTATTATGGTATCTTGTTGTTCTGTCATTCTCTTATGTTGTTCTATCATCATTTCCTTGAATTCTTGGTTCTGTTTTAACAATTCTATTACCAGCGATGAATCCACTGGGTTTAATGCTGGTGTGGGTGTGTACGGCTCTACTTCTACACCTTTACACTTATGTTTATGGTTCCATAATGAAGCACGATGGTTATATTCTTTTCCACAAGAGCATATATGAATGGTTGGCGACTTTTCGGGTTGTATAACAGTTGTAAGTCGCGATATGTGCTTTATGGTCTTACAATGTTTTAGATAATCGCTATGTTTGCTGCTTTTATAGTTACATAAGTCACAATTGTATGATTTTTGTATGTTGCGAGATTTGGGTGGCATGTTGTATAATATACAACGACAAAAATCTCTAAATACTTTCGTAAATAATATACTTTTTTTATGCTATTAAACATTTTACCACTAAAATCAAAAAATAAAGCATTATGATAATAAACCCATTTTTAGAAAGGTGTTATTTAAAAACTATCTTGCACAAATGAAAAACGGACATTTTCAGAATGTCCATTTTTCATTTTCGTAGCCATTTCTTTTTTGTGTTTATTTAGCGTAAAATTATTTAATTAGTAATATAGTGTTCATTATCAATTGTTACTATTCGTATTATTTTCAGAATTCTTAACAATATCTATAATCTGCTTGTTCTGTTCTATCAACATTTCACGTAGCTCTTTATTATCTTTTAGTAGTTCATTTATCAAATTTGCGTGTGGTTGAGAGTATTCAGGGTATATAATACTTGGGGTATTGACGGTGCAAGAATCTCTTTTATTATGCCGCCATAATCCAGACCTATCTTTAAATTGTTTGTTACACACTTTGCATATATGGGATTTTTCAGCATCATTTTTGTTGTCATTCGTATGCTTACGTGATAATAAATGCTTATTATAATTACTTATTTTGTTGCATTTAAAGTTACATTTCTCACATTCAAACATTGTCATAGACTTATGAATTAATTCTGTTTTATTATGCATCATTTTAATATGTCTCGGTCGCTTATTGTGATCTTCTTGTAATTTACGTGTATTGAAATAGACCCTACACGAATCACAATAAAATACTTCTTTTTTGGGTTTTACTACAACTTCTTTTTTGGGTTTTCGTGGAGGTAAAGGTTCAACACTATTCAATGTGGCTTTATATTCTTCAAAATAATGTTGTTCTAGTTTCTTTGCGGAATACAAATCATTGCAATTATGGAAAGCTATTATTTCCATAGTCCAATTCTCCCATCCCATATTGTCGCGTATAGTTTTATACACTTTACATTTGTAGTTCGCGGATTTTGGATTTATACAGCCTTGTTTGTGAGCGCATTTACGTTGAACGAAGTTAGTAGTATGACCTATATAAAGTTCTTTTACAGAAGAGTCTTTACAAAAAATTTTATAGAATATAGTATTGGAATAATCAACCTTGACCTTAGGCATCTTGTATAATCTTACCCAAAATCTTTATATTATATGCCGTTGAAGATAATTCATTTCTTTTTTGTGTGTATTCAGCGTAAAATTATTTAATTCATTAAATATGATAAAGATATTTAATAATAATATAATATAGATGAAACCCGGATTTGAAAGTTCTGATAATTTTGCAAATGTGCTAGAATATATGAATAGTTGTCAGCACAGTAGTTCAGAAAGTATAAATGAATTAGAATATAATGAACCAGAACTAGAACCAGAAAGTCGGAGTAATAGTGTAACAAGTGATGATATTGACAATCGGATATCTAGTGAGCTAATTCCAATTCCATTACCAAACGCAACAAGAAAACGCGAGACTATGTGTAATGGTTTGTCTGCGTTAGATTTACACAATCTTACTCCTACCCCTACAAAACATAGGAAAATATTAGAAGAGAATATGAAAAATATAGGTTCTCTAATAAATTTATACTATGACGACATTGAACATAAAATATCCCCATATAGTAAATGAGTAAAGAACTAGTAATATCAGCATTAGTAATGCTAGGTTTAGATACAGCCTATATTTCGGTAATAAAAAACGACTACTTGACCCAAATTCAAGACATTCAAAAAACGGTGCCTAATGTCAATATGGTAGGTGTTTTATTGAGTTACTCATTGATGATATTCGGAATAAATTATTTCATAATACAAAAAAACGCATCAATCTTAGACGCTTTTTTGTTTGGTATAGTAATATATGGAATTTATGATGCTACTGCGTATGCACTATTTTCAAAATGGTCTGTCAATCTGGCTATAATAGATACATTATGGGGAGGTATTTTAATGATGACAACTGCGTATCTAACGTATAAATTATCAACTTTTGTCTGATTTCTTAACCACCTTCTTTTTAGTAATTTTACTAACAACTGTGTATTTATGCTTCTTACAAAATTGTTTCATAGTAAGTTGTTTTTCTTTACCATTACCAAGTGATAATTCTTGAATATTACTCGGTAATTCGTCTGGAACATAATCCCATAATTCACAAAACGCAGATTCGTCGTCATCATTTTCAAAAACAACTTTTTGGTTTTCATCGTCAATGGTTCCATTATGATCTTCTATACGTTGTAACCATACTGGACTTCTAGCCGCATAAAATAGCCAATGTTCTAATGTATCGTGATATATTTTGGAAAACACATCAGGCATTTGAGTATTGAATAGAGTATTATGGTCTTTAATAATAGGATACAGTTTTAGTGTAGATAACACTTTATCTGCTTTTTCTCCATTTTCAGTAGATATTATGTGAGTTTTGTATTTATCAATATGTTCTGGTAACATAGTCGAAATACATAATGGCATATTATATTCTACGGTAGGAGTATCCTTAGTAATATTGTAACTTATCTTTGATTTGACAAAATCAACCATATCATATTCTCGTTGAGATAACGTATAAATAATAGAACCAAGATTACAGTCTTTGTCATCGTTGTCACATTCGTTCGTTTCAGTAATCGTGTTATCTATAAAGTTTTTTAAATCTGGGTTTAATTTCTCATATATTTCTTGATAGATGTCTTTTATAAAATCAAATGTTTCCTCTTGAAATCCGGAATAGTATAGCTCATACCCCCAAAATAAGGCTTGTGAAACGTCTTTTTGTAATAGCGAGATGAATAATGATTGTTTGACTTCAATCCTAGAATACAAATACCGAGTAATGGTAGTTAAATGGTAGGTTTGGTCTTCAGTAATAGTCATTGTCTGATTATACTTGTAATAAAATATTAATCACAAGTAAAAAATATAAAGTTTCAATTTTGTTGATTATGCCCGTGTCCATTCTTCATCTACAAGCCCATAATCCATACATTTTTGTAAGTCCCACCATAAATCGTGTTTTAGAATTTCTGCCAATAGTTTTTTAGGTATAGATGCGTGTTCGGTATAAATATCTTTTATACGTTTCATTAGCATAGTATTATTCTCGTGTTCGTCTTCTAATTCAGACATTTTTCCCCAAGAACTAGATGAAAGTTGATGAATTAACATATACGCATTTGGACGCATAAATCGTTTACTTCCAACCACACTAATAATTGTGCCAGCGGAAGCAGTAGGTCCGTCGATAATCGTATATACAGGGACTTTGCAAGATTGTATAACATCAATAGCGGTAAATGCGTCAAATAATAAGCCTCCATAAGAGCTAATATGTAAATAAATAGGTATATCTTCAACACACGTTTTATGAGCGAACACAATATTATCAAGTTCACATTTGCGAATGAGCTCAATCAGCTGAAATATATTTGGCCGATCTACTTCTGCGTAGAAGTAGATGTGATTATTTTCACGTGTTATTTTTGTATAATTATCATCATCATCATCGTCATCATCTTCATTTGTTACAATTATTTTAGCTTGTTTACTTTGTTTTCGTGTAGTCATTCTACTTGGATGATACTTCATCATTATATTACACCGTCTATGTTAGATTAGGTGCGTATCTCTAATTCATTCACATATATATTTTATGAACGAATATAGTGACAGTATAACTGTAATCACTATGAATACAAGTGTAAAATAGTAATATAGTTGAAAAACCTTTAGAGATATACAAATTAAATATATTACTAATGTATAATAATCATGCACAGTGAAAAAAAGAATAAAACTGGTAAGAAGAAAATAGGAGGCGCGCGTAGAACCAGAAAAAATTATAAGAAAGCAAATAAAACAAATTCTCATATAGTAAAAGTGTTTTTGGAAGTATTAAATATGGTGAAATTGTATCATTGGAAGACACGGTCTTATGCACAACATCAAGCAACAGATGAGCTTTATTTGAAATTAAATAAACACATAGACACTTTTGTAGAAGTCTTATTAGGGAAAGATGAACGCCGTATTAAAATGTTGGAAAAACGTATTGATTTGATTGACCCGTCTAATACTCGCGACTTTAAAGCCAGAATTTATGATTATCGTGAATTTTTACTGGATATAAATATGTATTTTGACGATAAAAAAGATACTGATTTATTGAATATTCGTGATGAAATTTTATCAGATATAAATCAATTCTTATATTTAATGACATTTGATAAGTAAATTTTTATTATATGACATAAGCATGCCCTGTAAACCGGGCATATTATGGCAATCATATGGATACATTCCATTTCGTTCAACATACATCATAGTTTTTATTTGTCTTCTTCTACTAATACAATATTTTCTTTGTGAAAATATCTTTTTCCAATGTCGCTGAATGATTTTTAACCAATACGTTTTGATAACAACCGTATATGTATGGTCGTCTAATATAAACAATTTCATAATGTCTATATTAGAATTAGTAACAAAAATACTATAATCGTGTAAATAAGATTTTACGTGGTTAATATCAAAACGAAAGAATGTAGTAGGCGTAACCGCATTTGCGTATAATATATATAATTTATCATTTGATACCCTACTATTTCCAATATAATAATGCTTGTCCTCTTTTTCACTATCTAAAAAGTCTTCTTCGTGGAAATAGATACGGTCTACCATTTCTTCTGTTTCACTGTCGTATTCTGTGCCCGATTCCATACTTTCGATACTCTGGCTGTCTTCGCTATCGCTATCCTCTGATGATGGATATTCAGAACTGGATGTTTCAGAAACATCAATCATACTGTGTAACGAGGGGTCGGTATCATAATCGGACATAATGAATTTGTTGATTGTCTATAAGACGTTAAGTTAATAAACTTTATAAATAGTATTTTCAATCAATTTTTTCTAACTATATACTATAATAGTATGTCATCATATATAGATAGAGAAATAATAAAACCAAATACTCCTGTAGCCCAAACTGTTCCGATGGCTCCTACACCACCTCCAACTGAACCGACCGCATCCTTAGGAAAAAAAACCGAACAAGATAAGGCAGAACAAATAGTAGAACCAGTTCAATATTACGTGAAATACACATTTATGATAACGTATATTTTACTATTAACAACCGCAACCGTAACATTTATAGAAGCATTAACAACAAGCAATGATACCGCACGTCACGTATTAAATCTGGAAACGTGTATATCAATAATAGCTGGATATTTTTATTCTCTATTCTTAAGCCAAATAGATCAATATCAAGCTGAAGGAAAGAAGGTGGACTGGGCGCAATTAACCCAGACTCGTTACGTAGATTGGTCGATAACCACCCCAATAATGTTACTTGTATTGTGTGCGGTATTAGGTAAAAATATCGGAAAATCCGTAAAACTAATGACAATATTACCAATTATAGGTC